GTTGCTTGATCGTTATACTCAGTTACTAAACCAGTATCTAAGTCTTGTGTAACAATACAATGTATGTTGTCACAATCAAGTCCATCTGTTTCTATATCATATGCCAGATTAATCGAAGTCCGTTGCGGGGTCGAAGTCTTCGGTCTTAATTTCATTTTCGGTGAATGAACAGGTGTCTAAATTGTACGAGAGTTGTGTAGCGACACCACACTCTCCAGAATATCTATTCTTGATAATTCTAACCGTAGTAACAGCTTGTTTACTTGTGTCTTGTTGATCTCTCTCAAGGGCAATAACTCCGTCACTAAGTTGTGCAATCGCAGCACTTCCTCGCAGTTGTCCAAGCGTAATACGGGCTCCTTCTTCGTGGTTCTTGTCATTTTGTGTTCGTCTTAAATGTGATACCAAAAATAACGCAATACCTGTACGTTCAACAAGTGATCGTAGTTTGGTCATTGTTTGGTCAATCATACGTCTTTCATCACCTTCTAATCCACTCAGCAATATACTGAGGTGATCGAGGAATATAATACGACACTCCAATCCACAGGCAAGGTATTCGATGCGTGAATAGATCGTATCAGGGTCATAGCTGCCAAAGCCATCGAAGAGGAAAAGATTCCAATTAGCAATAGTACTGTTGTAGGCGTGTTCGAGTTCATCTTTAGTATGTTCTCCTAAATGTAAGGCTTGACCAACGCTAGCAGACATTAAACCTAAAGCGGTTCTTTGGTTGGATTCTTCAAGTGCAAGGTAACCGACTCTCTCCCCTCTATCGAGGAGGTGTACTGCAAGCTCTCGACAAAACGATGATTTGCCGATACCACTTCCAGCAGTAATCGTGATAAGCTCGCCATATCTAATGCCGTGTAGTCTATCGTTAAGTCCTCGAAATGGATACTCATGGTCAGCGGGTGGTGAAGGTGTACAAATTTTCTCTAGTAATGACTTGGCATCAACAATGCCGTCTGGTCTGTAAGTCTTTGCATCCCAGATAGCTCGTCTGATAGCTTCGAGTTCACCTGCTTGACAGGCATCAGAAGCATCTTTGTACTTCTCTAGTCTTGCTATCTTGACCTTCCCTGCGGGAAATAGTTGAGCACATTCTTCTGTGGCTTTGATTCCAGCCTCATCATTATCAAAGAATAAGACTATTTCTTCATAGCCTTGAATTAAGTCAAGTACCTTTTGTAGGTCTTTCTTAGCCCCAGCTGCTCCATTTGGTAATGAAACATGAGGCCATGTAGGTAATGCAGAATATCCAGATACTGCATCAAGTTCGCCTTCATATATTGTAAGGCGTGTACCTTTATCTGGAAAAAGGTGTTGTCCGAATAGCTGGTTATCGGTATTCTTACCGTCCCAGTAGAAATCTTTGTCCTTTGTTTTTACTTTAGCAGCACAAACTTGACCAGTTTTGGTAAAGTAATGGAACCTAAGTACGTCTCCGTCTTTATGTATCCTATACTTTCGACAATGTTCTTCGGATATTTTGCGTTTTTTTAAGGAAACAGGTAAACCTTTAATCATAGGTTTGGTCTCGCATTGATGATGGTGGTTTGGTTCTCCTCCAGATTCATAATGGTTACACACAAAACAATAAGTGTGTCCGTCAGAGTAAACGCTGTTACCATCGGAAGACCCACATCTGTTACAAGGTGCGTGATAAAGGAACTCTGATTCATCTGAGCCAACTTGTGGGGATTGCATAGTATGTACACCAAGGGAATCCATTCTTCTCAGCCCACATCGCATAGGATGTTTTGGAGCGTTTGGATATTGTGTTTAACGGATTTTGAAATATAATTCTAATATCGAGATTTGGATTAGCTTTCTTTACAGCTTTCATCTTGCGTCTCTGATCTGGTGGGAAGTAACCCTTAGCTTCTAAGTAAACATCCCCAACTTTAAAATCAGGAATGTAATTAGCTTCTATAACGTACTTGAGTTTGTCACGTTCATAGGTATATTGAATACCCAACTTGTCAAACTCTTCAGCTATGTTTTCTTCTAATCTACTTCTCATTAGAAGTCATCATCCTCCTCGACACTACTAGGTGCAGCATCTACGTTAGGAGCATCAACCTTGAAACCTGTTGAAGCACCAAATAACTTGGCAGCATCTTCAGCTGTAAGATCTCCGTCATCGACAACACCAGCTCCGCTGTTAATACTAACAACTTGGATAGCCTTTAGCTTTAATGATGTGCCAATGTCTCCTGTAGGTAGGACGTATGGTTTTTGGAAGAAAGCTATCTTTACTTTACTTCCATTATATATTGGTGTCTCTTTGTCTGTTATCTGTGTACCTTCAGTGTCAACAACAACTGGGATGAACTTGTCTCCATCTCTCCAGCTGAACTTAACTTGATACATTCCAGGCTGTGTCTCAACTTCTTCCCAAGGCTCTGGTTTAATAGAGACTCTCTTGGGATTCTTAGCTTTGGACTTAGCCCATTCTAATGCCGATTCTCTTTCGTCTTCCAACTCTTTGACAATGTCATCCTTCATGAGGACTGAGAGCTTATAGCCCCACTCCCCAGGTTTAAGGATAGCTTGGAAGCCTTCTAATAGAACGGGTTGTTTGGTGACGTGTGTTTGCATTTAACAGAAAAAATAAATGGAATTGGATACTACCTCTGGGTTAAGTGTTCCAACAATCGGTGGTGGTTCAGAGGCGTTGACGGTTTGTGCGAATTTTGTAAGCCAACAATCTTCTGTAAAGATATTGGAGTAGGTTTCTCGCACAAGTTGATTGAGTGTTCCCATGTCCCCTGCTCTGCATAAAACAGAATCATGGATAACTGTGAATGGTTCATCGAATTGAGTAAAAGATCTGTGAAGAATTGCTGCATCAATAGAATGAATAAAGTTTGGAGCTGTACTAGAACGGTGACGTTTAGGGCAGGGTGTTTGCTTACCATTAGGGATGCGTACGCTAGTACGACCTAATAGTTGTAACTCCATCCGCTCTGTCTCTATAACATCACGTCTCTGATTAACTATAAAACCAGAGGGAGTCTCCCACTCTATATACTTACCACCATTTCTTATGTATTCTCCTACACTTTTCTTTATCCAACGCATAACTTTCATAGGTCCAGGGACAATACAGTCCATAGAATTGTAGACAGCGTTTACTATCTGAGTCAATTCATCTTGCTGAACTTCTATGTTAGCTTCTTTCAATGCTTCACGTATATACTTACGACTACTATCCTTAGTAGCATTGTAGGGAATCGTCATCACTGTGCGTTTGCACACGGAACGAGTCATCCAAGGGTGCATGTAACTCGGTAAGAACTCTTTAGCCTTCTCTGCTACAGCCTTGTAAGCATCGCTCGGTTGTTTAGACGGAACGACATTGACTAACTCAGCTGTACTTTTGTCGGCTGCGAGCCCAGCGAGGATCTGTAATCCAGAACAGGTTGCATCAACGGCCACCATAAGACCAGTAGTATGTTTATCACAAGCTATACAGCAATGATAATACTCATGACAGGCAGCCATAAACTGCCAAGGTTCTTCTACATTCTCCCAGTCTGAGAGATGTAATATCGGATCTATTGCAATCCTTGTGATTAAGTCTCTGTTACGATCAACCCATTGTAACCGCTCGATTATCGGAGCTTTATCAAGCCCGAAGGTTGTGGCTACTTGGAAAGCTAACCATGTGTCAGCTGTCTCTGTAACTGGAGACTCATCAGCAAACCGTAATAATGATTTACCAAAATCTGTATCTTGTGGTGTAAGAAAAGCTTGTATGGGGTAGGTTCTACCACGATAGTCAAACGACCAACATAAGTAAAACTCGTCATCTTGAAACTTTTCGGCTGCCTCTAATTGTGTTCTTGTTCTGACTGATCTCTTAAAATTAATACGATCAGCTGTGTGTGCTTCTGCCATAGCTCTTCGCCATGACAAATTCTTCTTCGCATCTTCCTCTGCATCAGGAGGACGAGGAGGTTTAAACGCTGGGGAAATTGGAATGAACTTCCCTACTACCCTTTCCTTCTCTTTCAAATACTCGGCAGTCTGTAGAACATGAGAGTTCACACGGTATTTTACCTTCTGTAGCTTGTTGATAAAAGCTAAAGGGGTGTCCCCGTGTTTAATGGTGGGGTTGCCACGTCTAGTTAATTCGTGACCTTTCATCATACGATTAGTAAGATAACCTCCATAAATTATGTTACCCTCTTCATTGTATCCCCAGTCATCTGGTTCAACTAACATAGGCCAAGGTATACCACTGAATAACTCAGCAGTTTTAATTAGTTCGTTCCGTTTGTTGTTAAAATCATCTGTGGCAACAACACGGTATTCGTACTTCTTACGCCTTGTCTTACGTTTATCTACTGTAAACCAACCAGTAGATTCCATAACTGCTGTTAGTCCCCATCTACCTAGTGAGATCTTAGTCTTTGTTGACCAAGAGTTCCACCTGATATCACGTTCTCCAAACTTTTCACTAGCAATCTTTAACTTTTGCTGTGTACCTGTAACCTCGTGGAAATACACACGTTCTATATACCCCATGATGGTGGGATGTTCACGTTTGTACCAACGAAACTTACACTCTGACTCCAATGCTCCACCAATGGCAGTCATCATGGGTACGATTAGATCAGTATTACGATCAAAGGTGAATACCTTGTCGAATACTATCTTGAGTAGGATGGTTGCAATAGCTAACGGTTCAAGCTCATTAATATGTTCTGCAATAGGTCTGAAGAACTTACCTGCTTGCCCGTTTTTTAGCTTTGCGAAGGTGATCTCGATATGCTCCATTAAATAGGGCAACGCCTCTCTTATTGATGCGACCCCGTACACGGAAGCCGAGGCGTACGATTTCTCCTCTAACTTCGTTAAAGAGTCCTGTAGTTTCTGTCTCCCGCAACTTATAGCTTCTTGTTCTAGAAGGAACTGTCGCTGTAGGTTTGAAGGAGTCTCCATAGGCAAGGAAGAGGGCATATTCGTAGTCATCGAGGTGGTCAATTTGATGTTGTGTTAAATTAGTCATACTCTTTACACTGTTGTTCATAAGGAAATACTTGACAGTACTCCTCCATACTGCTGAAGCATTGCCAGTTTGGTAGGTAGAAACCTAACTCATACTCTGCATTGCGTTTCATAATTAGTTGACCCTGGACTGCTAAGTTAGTTAGAAATTTGTCAATGATAGGAGGGCCACAAGGGTCTAGCTCGACCATAACCTCTCCAGTTGAATCGTCAACATAATAACCTAACCTGTATAGTAATTCAGATAGATCATGTGGATTTAGTGTCATTGGAAATCAGTGGATTTGAGTGATTCGTGAGTCATGAGGTGAAAGTTAGCTCCATTCGCTATGAGCTGTAACATAAAGGCATTAGCAGCTTTCTGTAAACGATAGGAACGTTCTTTAATTTGACCGTTGGGAAGTTCAGCTCGTACTACACAGAGGTGACTGGCGGGTAATCTCCAGTTATCTGCTGCATACATGCCATCATCAATGCTAATCATAGTTAGCTCATCAGTGGCTTTCCATTTGTTCAGCTCACGTATGCGGTTAGGATAAACTTTCTTCATGTTCTGTCTATTAGTTGTCTTATAACTGGGTTTGCTGGTTTGTGTCTACCTTCTATAACGATGACGTTTGCGATAGACATGAATACTATGACTGCTAGTATTCCATAGAATGGATAGACCCATTCGTCATGTTGTGGTTTCATACAAGCTCCTCCTCAAAACGTCTCTTTGCAATCTCTTCTTGCTTGTCGTGTGAGTAGAAGGGAAACGCCTCCATAACTTCTTCAAGGATAGTTTCCAGGCGTTCTTCGTGATGTCGTGTACTCATGAGTCAAGATCCTTCTCTTGTTGTATGTTTCTGAGTTGGTGTACCTCAACAATAAACTTCTCGTCAGCTCTGAGGGGAGTTTCCATCATACGATTAAGTCTGATTAGTGCTGCCTCTCTACTGTCAAAGATGCCTACGATTATAGCCTCGAATGTGTAAGGACTAATACGTGTGATTGAGAATACAAGCGGGTCATCGCAACAGTCGAATGTTTTGATGTACTTGTCTGATAGTTTTTTGGTGTTGATGTTAATGGTGTTAGCCATGTGATGAAAGCCAGTTAAGTGAACGTTGCATTGTGTATGGGTCATCGCCAAACTTGCCAAAAGCTACGTTACAGGAGTCACAAATGTATCCCCTAAACCTGTCAGTTTCATGGCAATGGTCGAGTACCCAAGAGGTAGTATGTCTACCACAGGAAGGACAGTCTCCAGCTGATGATGGTGGCGGGTTCTGTCTACGTAACCTACGTCTGATCGTAGCTAACGCATTGGAGCAATGTTTGCAAGTATTCTTGCGACCTGCTCCCTTAGTGCTAAATAATGGAAAGTCTTTGAGGAGTTTGATTTCTCCACATTCTTTGCATTGCTTGGCTTGCCCTGATTTGTAGGCTTGATAGATTTCATTGTCAATTATCTTCATTGAAGTAGTCAGTGTAGATAACAGAGTCAGCAACATGACCTAGACCTGCATCGTCTAGTATGTCATATATATCTCGGTCAGATTGATCGAAATATACTTGGATGGTGTTGTTGCCAGATGGTGAGTAACTGTAACCACCCTCAAGAAGAGAGGGGGCTACAGACTTGTCGAAAGTAACAGTCATTGATTTAGTTGTGAGCATAGGTAGATTTGAACTTAGCCCATTTCTTGCTAAGATTAGGAGACTTGATTTGCTTACAAACAATACCCCTAGCTTTACAGTTCTTGTTGAACCAGAAGCCAAGGCTCATGTTTGGTTGTGCTAATAAGTTGGCACATGCTCTACGAGATACATTGAAGTACTCATATACATCGCCAGACAATAGCTCCACCTTGGCATAGCCAGTCAATGGGTTGACATCTATGCTGTGAACTACAGTGGAGGTACGTTCTTGTGGTTGCATAACGGTTAAAGTAAGTGAACAATGGAGGGTGAGTCCCTCATCCAACATATTAGCTATGCTGGAGGAGAGCGTCAAGTTGTTTGATACGATTCAGGGGAATTGTTGCGGTTTGCGGACATATGGTATTGCCTAGGCATTTAAGTCTGTCCACCCTACGGGATAGCCCATCATCTCCTCTACGAAGCATGGGTTGAGATGAGTAGGTACGCCAGTCGG